GGCCAGACTCCCTAGTCATTAATACTCTAAAATCTTGGGCCTCTACCGACCCCATCTCCTCCAATATCCACATATAATTAGTAGTAGGAGTATTGGCGAATGCAGAGGTCACTGTAATTTCGGTTACTTTCTCTGTAGTACTAACACTGGTGACATCCTTGGTCTCTACCCACACATAAGGCTTCCACTCGTTATCTACGTGAGCATTTAAACATACAGATTGTGGACTAGTCCAAGTATTAGTAGGAGTCCAAATAGCATCTGTTATACATATACATGCACTATAGTTTTCAGAGCCTGTAGCAGTACCTCCGGAACAAGTTCCTGCTGATTGTAAACAAGTGTCTTCTGTACTATATGAAGCATCGCTACATGATAAAGCAGCAATAGATTGTTTAACTCCAGACTGTATACAAGCTTCTTCTGTATTAATCAGAGATAACTTATAAGTTTTAGCCGAAGTAACAGAAGTAGGAGCATCTAATTTAATAGTAGTAGTTGTACTACCTGCCGCAATTCTACCTCCATAACGAATACCAGATTTATGGGAGTCGGCTACCTTAATAATGTCTCCAGGCCTAACTACTGCACCTTCCATACCTGTTGAAAAGGTTATAGCTTCAGTTTCGTATCTTTCAGTATATAAAATCCACTTGCCTACTCTACGAGCCTGGCCTTGTGAAGTACATCCTACAGCAATTACATCTGTAGAAAAAATCTGGTTATTAGCATTAACTATGCCTGGAGCATCCTCTACATACTCAACATTTTGCCTATAAAAATCCTCGGGGTTATTCCAAGTAACATGGGCTACATTATGTCTCTGTTTCCTAGAAGTTCCTTCATAAGTAAATTTGCCATCAATAACATTAGCATCAGAAAAATTCATAACTGGATCTTTAGGTGCATCTTGTACAGAGCTAACTTGTCCTTGTTGCCAGTATATCATACCTCTAAAACAGGAGGCTATATCATTTAGTACTTTGAAAGCCTCTTCCCTTCCTTGTAAATACATATTACAAGCAAATCGTGCTTCAAAATTCTTCCATCCATTGCTAACTCCAATAAAATTTCCTGAGTTATCTACCGCGTCACAATACTTTCCAATCTCATATAAAGACCACTTATCCATCTGATTAGCAGACAGCCACTTACCTAATCCGTATCTGTCATCAGTACATAGGTCGTATAAAATCCAAGCAGGATTACAGGTCCATGCAATATCAAATGTACCATCCCACGATCCCGAATATAGAGTATCTCCAACCGAAGTGCCTAACCAATTACCCCCTGCATCTTCACACCTATCCTGGCGTCTATAACCAGCTAATGTACAATGGCCTGGGTCGTAAGGAGTATAGTTACTAGGAACTTTTATTTTTACTCCTTTTATCTCGTACGCTCGACTAGGGATAGAAGTAAATTGTCTAGCGTCTATCTGCGTAGCTATTAGAGCGCTATTAGGGTATCTTAATTTATTATCTATAATTTTAGTATAAGAACTAAAATATAGATCATTCGATACTTTTGTAGAAGTAGCGTCATCGCTAGTCCTTTCTACTTTGATAGCTATAGTAGTAAAATCTGTCCAAGGAATATCTATTCTATAGGCTCTTTCATATTTTGATGATGTCTTTCCTGTAAAAGTGTCTGTTACGTACGGAGTACCCCAGGCTCCATTATTATCCTTTTCTAACCAAATTTTAAACGATACTTCAGAACCGTGTAAGTCTCCCTGATCATTATCTGCATCTAAAAGAGCTGGTGAATGTAGTATAACTCTTATTGCATCTACTGTATTAGATGTAAATGTCTTGATTACGGCTCCGGGCGCGTCTTTAGTTACTATAATACCAACGGCTACTCCCGTTTCTGTTCCTGCAAACCCTGGTATATAAGTCTGAGAATTGGTGCCTTCTCTAGTAATGTAAGATACATTGTCAAAGTTACTGCCCCCAGCAGAGTCTTGTAACGGAGTCTCATTTATGTAAATAGACTTTTCAGCATTTAATAACCCTACTATTTCACCTTCGGACAGCAAATCAATAATTCTAGCTTTAGAATCCGAAAATAACGTATCATCATCTTCTTTAGGTGCACCACCGCCGCCTTTTCCGCCGCCGGCGCCTCTAATCCAATCTTTATTACTCATGGTTGATAATCCTCTGGTGAAACTCCTGAACTTATAACAGTTCCCCCTATTAATAATTGCCCGTAAGCTACTGGAATAGCATAACCTTGTCTAGCTGTATTAGCTGCTCCATCGAACCCATAGTTTGTAGGCTTATCAGCTGTATCTGGGAGTTCAGGAGTGGGAGCTAGCATAGAAGCTATTCCACCTAGTAATAAGGCTCCTCCGAACTTTATTGCCATTGCGCCTACAGGACTAGCCATAGCCAATGACAACCCTTGTCCAAAAGTCATAGGTATCGCGCCAAGACCACCCGCTGCTGCTAAAGAAGCATTCATAGCCATTTGATAGTAAAGTCCTACACCACCAATAATAGCAATCCCTAAAAGAACCATGCCTAGGCCTTTATTTTTTGCTCCAAGTATTACAGGTATTATTTTAATTTCTTGACGCCCTGAAGGGTGTCCTAGCTCAGAATAGTCATTAATATAAGACTTTCCTACTATTACTTTATAGCCAACACCTCGTTCTTCTGAAGAAGCTACGAATTGTCTAAATCCTACATTATTAACATCAAGTGCTCTAAAAGCTTCACCGGGCGAGTTTACATCTAAGGACCAGTCCTTACCGTACTTCTCTGCTAGTTCCCCATATAGTTTTACTTTCTTTAACATAATGATTTGTGCCTTAAATGGTGCGTGGTATGCTTTCTCCAATATCCCCCATAAAGCTCTCTATTGGATAGTCTACCGTGTACGTGGTGTAAAATTCTATCGTTTCCGATGAAAACTGCGGCATGGTTTGGTACAGGTGAAACTAATTTTATTAAAAAGACATCATATTTTTTAATATCATTTTCATCAAGTATCTTAACAAAACCTTGCTCTTCATAGTTTTCTAAATATCGATTCTCACCTTTATCCCACCAGCCGTCTTGACCACTGAAACATTCAAAATCGATATTTAGCTCTTTTTTGTAATAATCTCTAATTAATGTACAACAATCTAAAATTCCATAACTGAATTGTCTACCTACTATCGGTGCTTCGTACCCTGAAGGCTCCCAACTATACAGTCTGTTACCTGGCCAACTTAAAATGTGCCAAGGCTTATTAGAAGTTTCGCAAGCAACTTTATCTGCTTCAGAAGGCTCACAACCTTCATTAGGATGAGAATGACAGATCCCTATAATAACTCCTGTATCTTCTGCATCTGCATAACTTACTGGATCTATTATAAAATACTCTTCTGGTAATTCTGCTATATTTTTTGCGGGAAAGTATCTTTCTTTCTTCCCCACCCCTATAATAAACCCACAGGCCTCTTTAGGGAACTCCTCTTCTACATGTTTTCTAAAATCATCTAGTGTTTTCTCATTCATCGTACCGATCCCATATTAATGCCGGCCCCTGGAAACCCTCCAAAAGGGCTTGGTGTAGGTTCAGGGAACCTCAGTTCACAAGATGTAAAAGTTTTTGAACATACATCCTTAGTACTATCTGTAACTTTATTATTGTTTATATCCCAAAATTGATCTGCTATGGTTGTAGTTCCTCCTCCAGCTACTACTATAGTAGGTAGAGTAGTATCATCCCATACACCTGCAGTTGGAGTAGCAGCTTCACAAGTTGACTTAGTAGTATACGTATTTATATCGCAAGATCCATAGCCAGAACCTCCAGCAGTTAATGTAATACTAGAGATGGCTCCATCGAGTATTGAGGCAGTAGCTACAGCTCCCGATCCATTTGCTCCGGAAAAACTAATCGTAGGAACCGCAGTAAAGTACACTCCACCATTAGTTATAGTAACTGCTGTTACTATTCCTGCAACTACTGTAGGAGTCAATACAGCATCAATAGCTGCATAAATAATACTACCAGAATACCCACATTCTACTCCTCTATACACCCAAGGGCATGAGTTAGCTACCACTGTTCTAGAAGGTAGCTTAACTCCGTGTATATCATGTGCCGCAGTTAATTCAAATTGAATATGAGTCCTAGTTTCTACAGCTTTTCTATCTACATACCAAATCTCCTCGGGAAAATGTGCAGTATCATCTGCTATAGCAGAAGCGTACCATATACCTGGTCCAGTTGCCGATTCACAAGTAGTCTGGTTGTATACTGTCCAAGTACCTACAGAACCGTTTTTATTACAGTCTAAACAGTCTGATTTACTCAGACTTGGATCCGATCCTGATTCTCCGGTACATACTCCCGCGGTTGGATAACCATTAGTATAACAGTAAGAGTCTAAATA